CAGCAAAATCAATGCTCACATTGTTACTATAACCACCAGCAAGATCGAGGCTAGCAACTGATGTGCCAAAAGACTCAATGACAGTTCCAGCAGGAAAGAAATCCGAAAAGATGACATCTCCTATAGCAAATTGTGACATTTTTCCTGATGTGGCATCGCTATAAACTTTATTGTCTGCACCCGTACAAAATCCACTTACGTTTACCCTTACCTTTGGATAATTTGCCGTTCCTAATCCAGTAACAATTGGAAGGTTACCTGTTTGGAAAACAACAGGATCTTCCAAATCATCAGTAAGAATATCACCAACTTTAACAATAGCTCGTGATGATGTTTGTACTCCAGTATAGTCGGATCCATTGGAATCAAATATAACAAGGACACTTGTTAATGGGTCGATACTAGCATCTTGAATCTCATCAATTACGTTAGAACCGTACTCTCTATTCTTAGGATACCTATAATACTTACAACCATAATAATTTAGTTGTTCACGTTGAGCTGGGTCCTTTACAACCTTCCAAGTTTGAATTTCTTCCTCGATATCCCAGATAGAAACTGTATCTGTTGCTTGAAGTTGCCAAATCAATGGACTTAAACAACCAGCTGTAATTCTTGCATCATATGCATCTTTAACCGCAGTAATAGTAGTATTAATCTCACTAACTAGAGGAACAGTTTTCTGATCCAAAGCATTTATTAGTTCGTCATACTCATCAGCGATAGCATCAGCAATGGCAAGTTGCTCAGTCATTGCCTCCACTTGGGATTTTGCTTGCCTTCGTTGCTGTCGCAACCTTTTAGCCATTGCGGCGGGATCTGCTTTCATTATCCATTTACTCCTTTTCTATAATCATAGTTATATCCAACAATAGATCTCTGGGAATTATCGCCTGGATAATCTTCAATCTTCCCTTCATATTCAACATATAACTTTTCGAGATCTTTTCTTTCACCAAAAATTGTGTAATAATAATTGAAGTGAATTCCCCCGCCGATATTAATTACACCACCATTATAATCAACCGACTCTACGTATAGATTTTGGTTTTCTCCAATAGGAGTTAAATTAACAGTGATAGAATCCTCATGTACTAGACCTTTCCAGTATTCTGGTAGTTGAATTACATTAGATTCGGATTTACCGCGATGATATACAGCAACTTCTGGACCTTCAATGCAAGTATGAGCAAGTCTCCAACCTTTTTTAGTTGGGTGATGCATATCAAATCCCTTACCAGGAGATATCATTGCAGCAGCAATCTTAGCATCTAGCCATGCACAGCTAATGACACCAGCAACATTGAGTATTCCATTGACATTATCTGCACCATTTTGCACTTTCACTGAATTACCAACTTTCAATGCATTGGCAATATCAACACCATTCTTAAGACTCAACGCATTCTTAATTGTAGTACCAAGTTTAGTTGTAAGACCAGTAAAGGTACTAACTGCTTGAACATTAAAAACACCAAAGATATTTGTAAGTCCAAGTACTTCTAATGATGCAGGAACTGATATCCCAATTGGAGGACCAATCATTACTGTAGCTCGTGGAGCCCCAACAGTTCCATTTGCACCGAAATATGCTGGTCCATTACAAACTAATGTACCAGGAAATAATCTTGAAGAAGCGTCTAGGAAGGAAACGTCTAATGCCCCGATGATAACCTTATCACCGAACATTCCTATCGAACCAGTAACTGCCATTAGAAGAAGTCCTTAAATTTATCTAGAAACTTGAGGACACCTCCCAAGAAACTACCCTGGAAAATATCTGTCATAGTTCCACCTTCATTTGAAACTGATCCTGTATTTTCAACAAAAGTTGCCCCTAATGATAAGTTGTTACTTCCAAGGATATTTACATTAGTTCCTTTGATATGACAAACAGCACCTTTAATGTAGACATGTTTACCAGAGACCAAAGTAATTTCTCCAGAACCATCTTCAGCAGATAATCGAATATTTCTACCCTTAAGAATAATATCACCATCTTGAGCATCAATCAAAATATGACCAGAACCAGCTGTTAGGATCTTAGCATAATCATCTTCTGTTGTTTTTTTATACCCACACAGTTCATATGAGGTTCCATTACATATGGATTTGTAATATCCATCTTTATAATATGTAAATCCTTGAGATTCATCAGTAATCATGGAAAGGTCACTAGTCTTCCCCTTTAACTCACCCGAATCGATCAATATCCCAGATTCGATTCGGAATCCAGGATAATTTCTAAAATATTCTTTAGAGGTTGGTTTTTGTGTGCTCATTAAATACAGTCGATAACTTTGATTACAAGATTTTGGTTTATTTCACGTTCACCAGTATCTTTTGTGGTATTAGGCGAATATGCTAAAACGGGGCGTATTTTTCCTCCCGTGCCAGTATTTGTATTTATTACGATTTCTGGGAGCTTTGTAAATCTATGATCACAGTCTTTTAAATCAACACCAAGGATTGATCCAGACGGACTTAGCTTCAAAGTAAAGAAACATTCACTTCCAACACCAACACGATCGTCAGCGGTATATCCAATTCCAGGTCCTATGATTTTGAAATCTGTAAATATTCCCACTGGTGGATCTGAGGGACCTGAAGAACCTTTTGTGGAGAAATTGTAACTACTAGTTCCAGCAATACCAGCAAACTTATTGCCTGCAGCATCAGAAACCGATCCTCTATCAATATTGACAAAATAATCTGTTGATGACTTCAGATTTTTATCTGGATTAATCTTAATGACATCTATTCCAATAAATTCAACCTTATCTTTATTTGTAATGTCAATTTTTTCATGAAGATCATTACTTGATACTTCTGAGATTGAAATTGTTCCGTTCCCTCTCACAACCTCTTCACTGAATGTTATGAATATATTTGTCGATGTGGAAATACCGCTGGTATTATCTGCTGGAGTAGTGAAAATGATATAAGGAGCTTGCAAGTCCTTTATGGGAACGAACTTAGGTGTATCTGGATTATCATCATCATCTGGATTATCATCTGGACCATCATCTGGACCACCCTCTGGAACCTCTGGATCAAAGTTTGGACAATAATATTCTCGACCAGTTTTCTGATCTACCCAGATGAAGTCTTTCTCACGCTCCATTCTAGGACCACCTTTATATTTCTTCTTCCTCAGTCTAGCTACAATGTCACAGTCATTCTTAAATGGATCTGGGAATAGTAGATCATTAGGATCACCATCTCTAGGATCAGTATCAGTATCCTCATCATCTGGAGGATTAACTCCTTGTATTCCTCTAGAATCTGGACAATACCCAGAACCTTCTTCGAGTAAGAATATTTGTCTTACTTTACCTCTTTTGTCAATAGTAGCTTCTGCAATTGCTCCCCCACCATATCTGGTTTTATCGATAATACATATTTTTGGAGGAAACTTGTAACCTCTTCCCCTATTTGTTACCTCAATAGAAAGAATACTTCCGTCATCTCCCGAGATGATAGGAACTGCTTTTGCAGTTTTTGTGCATGTTCCAATAATTTTTACCTTTGGAGGTAAACAGTATATGAATTTACTTCCAGGAGGAATAGTATCTGGAATATCATCCTGACTCTTAGGATTGGACGTTGTTTCATTACAATCAAAGAACTGTGATACATCTCCACCCATCAAACTGAGGAATGAAAGACTTCCATCACCAGCTGCAGCATCTAGATCATCAAGACTAATGTCTAGGTTGTTAGTTTTAATGATCTGGACATTATCCAAAACACTGGAAATTTTACCAGCAGCTTTTGTAGATAGTCCCCATCCCTGAGACCAATCATCATAATCCTTACATTGTAGATTATCACATGAAAGGAAACTCATGATCATGTTAATATATCCACCTACCTTTCCTAGTAGGCTTCCAATACCACCAAGAGCACCAGTCAACCAATCCAATCCATCCATGATTGGTTCCAAGGCCTCGTCGATCGCATCAGTCATCTTTGCAATCATTGTTGCAACTGCTTGTTCTACTCCACAAACAGATGCACCAATTGTTTTATTGACCATATTTTTCAGGAACCCAAAAATATAATCGAAAAGATTAATTCCTAATTTTTCTAGGACACAGAAGAGAATGTCCATGATTCTCTTAAGAGCAGCTGCAACAGGAGATTTTTGTGGTTCTGGTACAATTAGTCCAACGAAGTCTCTAAATCTTTTTCCTAGGAACTTAAATATTTTATCTCGAAGAGTATTGAGGATCATCTTCATCGCACCAACGATGAGTCTAGATGCTTTACCAACAATTCTTCTTATGTCAGCGACAAAGTTTTGTGCAGCGTTAATATAAGTCGATCCAAATTTCTGCAAAGAATTGATAGTTTTAAGAAAACTTCCTACTGCATGAGTAACTTTAGAGATCGCATCATTCTCACAGGCATTAGATCCACTATGAGGTGCAAGAGATGCATTACCAAAGTATTGACTAGAAGACTGTACGACTCGTCTAACACCTTCCACGTCCCCTACAGCACCCGCAGTGGGAGACTTCCTGGCAGTCTTACCATTATCTTTTGGAGTCGCTACAGTAGTGTCTCCTTGCACTGGTAGGTTGGTAGGACCAAAAGGTGATCCCATAGCTGTACCAGAGAATACACCAAACCCAGCAGATTTCTCCTCATCAATTGTTTCTTTAGTAATCGTATTCTTAACTTCTTTTAGATTCCTTTGCAAACATCCAAAAACAACAGGTTGTTGTGCTTCTTCTCCATCCAGAAAGAAACCGAAAACAGTTTCTCCACCTACCATGGAACTACTCTCACCAAGACCACCTTGCCCGCCACCCATACTTGGTGAGGCCATGACATGAGCCCAAGGCAAATCGACTTCTGGAAGAGTATCACCATCAAATGGATGATATCCAATTATTCTTACTTTACATCTATATGACCATCCTTCCTCAGGATCCGTAGATAAATCACGCCAAACTCGTGGATCAGCAACACGGCCGATCCACCAAATAAAACCGTCTCTGCCGGCATATTGAGTTTTTAGTAAAGAATGGTCGATCATATATCAATCCTCATAAACAAGGCATTCTGGTTCTGATGGGTTTGTATCACAATACAATTCTAAAGGTGTTGGATCGTGATGATCACCTGCTTCAATCTCTGACTTATGATGTTCTGCATAGTCTTCCAATTCGTGCAGTTCGCCTTCGATATGACGACGTTGTTGTGGAGAGATAGATGCATTGTCTAAAATCTCTTTGTCTTTTTCGATGTGCTTTTCGATGCTTTCCATAGTTTGCGTAATGTGGAATAGTTATATTCTATATGAATCTCGGACTAAATTCAATGATGTTGTGTTTTGACCACCTGCAACATCAAAATGATGTCTTAAACTGCGAATTAAATAATTACCACTCGACTCCTTGTCTATAGATTTTTCATTAGGATTTGATGGTCCGACAGTAGGGAAGATGACTCTAATTAATTCGCCCGCTTTTAAATTCACATTGCATGGTACTACAATATTTAGTGACTGTGTAAACAACAAGTTATATCTAGAAAATGATTTAGCCATGTCGGAATTATCTCTACCACTACCTTCAACTAAATTATCACCTTGCATACCAGTATCCCCAATCCTGACAAGAATTCTGGTGGCAGTGTCAGTAATCGCACCGCCAGGCAGTTCCATATCTGTCCCTAATTGTGGATCGAAGTGTTCTTTAATTTTATAAGAAAAGGCATCAAACTTCCAACTTACAGGATTATAAAAATATGTCAAGTTTGAGTATAAACCAACTCTCATATTTTTAATTAAATCTGTATTTTTATCAAGATATGAATGAATAATTTTAAATGTGGAATCTCCTTGTTCCACAACATTTGTAGATGTATAAGTTGTAATATCTTTGGTGTCTGCCGATGTCGTACTCACTGTTTGACTACACATGGTGTCGATAGATTTAAAGTGGAATCCATCTTGGTTCTCGAAGAAAAAGAATCCAGAAGTTCCAACAGCTTCTGCATTAGTTCCTGAACCAGATGTACCTGAAACCTGGGCAGTATTTGAGAATGGGATTGATTTTGGAGCTAACCATGTGCAAGTATGGAAGGGTTTTTTCTGATTACCCATAAATCCATAAGCGTTTGAAGTCTTCTCCACAAATATTCTATCAGAATTAATTTTCAATAAATTCCCTAAAATATTTTCTACATGTGTAGAAATAGCGGCTTTTTTAAATCTAGTTTGGCATCTCGTCGCTTCATTATCAAAAACTGATTTTGTTGCACAAGCCAATGTAAAGGTTTCTGTTCCATCCTTGGTAACCAAATCTTGGACACCAGTTACAAATAAAGGATTATCCTCGTTATATTGTAATTTTCCAAGTGATGTATCAATTGTCAAATCCAGTCGATCAAATCCCCTAATAGGTAACTTATGATATAAATTATCGGTGTCTGCACAGGTAAGATAGCACGTAACAGAGGGGTTAAGTAAATCCTCAAAGTAATCTATGCTTGAAATAGCACGAGTAAAACTATAAGCCTTTTCATTATCTTCACCAGAAGAAGTCAGATAAGCTTCTGAAATTTTGACATTTGCAAGGGAAGAACTCATGATCCTGATAACTGTGTAAGTAAGATTGACTGTGAGATTGTAGCAATGTCTATACCAGTGTCAGCATTATTACCTCCATTAGATCCACCACTAGACATGACATTGGGCATAGATTTATGTCTTTGTGGTATCTGATTATTAGTTATAATAGTATTATTTACTCTATTTGGTCTATTATACGATGGATATTGGTTTACTGGAGGTTGTTCACGTTTAGTTATATCTATTGTTGATGAGGGAATTTGATTCTGATTGGGTTGAGAAGAATTTGCAGTGGAAGAAGGTGCTGGAACTACAGTTGTTTTTGGAGCTGCAGGTTCTGCAGTTGATTGTTCTTCTAGTTTTTTTGCATATGTTACTAATTTACTTTCAAATTCATCTCTACTAATTCTTTCTCCATTGGGATTGAAGTATTTGTCTTCTTGGCTTCCTACAATATTTCTACCAAAAACATATGTACCAACTTCAGGAATACGTACTTTTTCATCAACTTTAGAAATATCATGAGATGATTTTAGTTCTTCAATCTGTGTTGCTAACTCTCTTAGTTTCTTTTTAGCTTCTATTGCTTGTTCTGGGGTATTACCATTTTGTGGTATTACTTGTGTTTTTGGAGTAACAGCAGATGGGGGTTCTGCTGAAGGAACTGTTGGGATAGTATTTGTGGGTTGGATAGATGTTGCATTAGTTACTTCTGCAAATGGAACTTTATGTAGACCACCTAAGAATTTACTAGCCTGAGAAGCATTATATCTTTCATAAGTTCCTTGTTTATATAATTCCAGATGCAAGTGTGTGTCTTTATATTGAGTATCTTCTCCGCCCAGAGGAACGAGAGTACCAATAATTTGACCCCTAGAAATTTTATCTCCAGGTTGCACACTTGGATTCATATGCAAGTATCTTGCATCAACATTGAGGTCTGGATGATTAATCATTACACCAGCAAGATATGCATCCTTACTACCATTATATTTCTCATCAATAACTACACCATCCGACATTGCAACAATTGGAGTTCTAGGATTTTTCCTATATGGAGTAGTTTCTGCTATATCAGTTCCATGGTGCATTCGACCATTTCGCATCCCAACAGGAGAAGAAACATAATTTCCACCTGGGAATGGGTGCAATCCACCAGATCCATAGTTAGAAGTATTAACTTTACGTGCTGCTGGGGTCGAAATTGAAGGTGGAGTTTGGGATGGTGTTGTTCGGCTTGCTAATACTGGAAGTCCTTGAGTAAAAACACCTGCACTAGCAAGAGTTCCAAACAGTGTAATAGTCGAAGCAAATTTGCTTATATTTAATTTTTTATGATTTCCTTCTGTCCATTCACCAGGACCAAAATCTTCTGGAGTTCTTGGCGTAAGATTTTTTCCATATGATCTAGTTTGACCCGTCTCTAAAAAATAAATTTGTTCATCTACTTCTTGTGCAACTCCAGTGATCCAATCCCACCAGTTTAAATTCTTTTTTTGTTCATATAATGCTCTAAGTTTTTCTTCCCTAGTTCCAGGAGCCTTTGCTATTTTCCGTTCATTAGTATTAATTAATTCAGGAACAAGAGCAGGTAACCATGCCCCTGCGGTGCCGAGAATAGTTACAATAGACGCACCTGCCAGCATACGACCCAACAATGCATTAGTTGCCATACCAAATGGAGACGGCAAACTTAACGCAAATCCGCTATTACTATTCTTACCTATAACAGACAAATCAATTGTCTTAAGGTATTTCATTTTATTTTTGGAAGGAAACTTAAAGTTCCTCAGTTTACTATCGTTACGTCTTATAAACTTACTAAACCGTACAATTGCTTTTTCCGTATCCGCAACAGGACCCCTTACACCTTCCGCTACTGCTCTAATGTTAATTGGTTTAGCCATTATCCGTCAACGATGTTATATACGATTCTTGAATACATGGTATGAATATTTCCCATATCAAATGGTGCGAGGAAAGGAACCCTACCTCCTTCAGTATCGGGCATAGTAACATTTGGTTGTCCCTGTCCCTGTTCCTGTTGGGTATTGCCCATATTTAGTGGAATAATATTAGTTTGAACATCATCTTCAGTGATAATTTGTTCTGGAGACTGAGCAATAGTTTTAGAAGCTTCCGATCTTAATTCCGACCCATCAAGAGATGGATTCAATCCAATTGCACTCGCATAGTTACTATATGCTGCGTTATACGTAGCCATGAAATTGGCAGTATTTACGTTTGGTTGACTTCCTCCAGGTAAGGAAGGCCATCCCATATCTACAGAGAGTTTTGGAATAACATCTGACATTAGGTTACCATCCCTAATAGACTGAATCATTCCCTGTTCACCACCTTTTCCACCTTGGATGCCATACACTTTGGTCATGTATGATCTCATCATTCTGTCTTGATTTGACTTGGTAAATTTATCCTTATTCAGATCAAGTCCAGCGTCTATTGCAGTTTGTCTATGGAAATCTGGGTGGAATTGATATGCACCAATTCCTCCCGTCGTGGTATTACCCTTTCCTCTCATACTCTCACCAGCTTGGAAAGCTTCTTCAATAGTTAATCCTTCAAGATTGATACCATGATCAATCTGACCTTGAATCGCATTTACATCACCTTCTCCAGCAGAAACTGCATCCATTAAAGCGAGCATTTCTGGCGCAGCATTTGGAAGAGAAATACCACTACCAGAAGCAGTTCCCATAGGTGTGCTCGTAGGTTGAGCACTGGTTTCTGGTTTTAAATCGGTTCCTCCAGAACCGTTAGAGTCGTTGTCATCCTGTGGAGTGAGCGCACTTCTAATTCCCTCAAGAATAGACGAAAATTCTTCAACACTGGCGTTGAATGACGCAACATCCATATTATCAGGCATTCCAGTCAATGACTGTTGTTGTTCAACTCCTCCAACAGGAGGAGGGGCTCCACTAATTTGTCCACCTTGTGGGGCAGGACCTTCTTTCTCTGCTTTTTGTATCTGATCATACGTGATCTTTGCAGCAAAAGCAGCAGTAACTGCAAGAGCAAGAGTTTTTAATCCACCCAATCCCATCCCAGGAGATTTTGTGGAACCCAAATTCTTAGCAGCACTACCTAGTTGAGTAATTAACTTTAATATAATATCTCTGGATTGGAATATAAAGTCAAATGTCCTCTGTAGAGGTTGCATTAAACTCATCAAATTCTGTTGGAATCTTTGGAGTTCATCTAGTCCACCCCTAAAGATTCGGGCCAACATTTCGTTTGGATCAAACGAATTTACCTGTCTTTCTACTCTTTCCGAGATTGTAGGAACAAGTCTGTTAACTTTATTCTCTACAATCTGATTAATTCTGGTTACATTGATTCCATCAGATTCTTGTTGTGGATCTGGAGGCTGCAAAAGACCTTGCGCTACACCTACAAGTGGAGATTTAGCAGGTTGTACTCTCGAAGATCCCGCAACTCCTGATTTTTCCCTACCTAGGAAATTCCCAGCAACACTAGAATTTTGCCTACTACGACGAAAAAATGCCCCAGGGTTAACCCCAGACATTCTCGGCATTATTTGTGGTGTAATAGGACTACGCATTACGTCTCGATGTTTCTAATTGCTTACGTTTCAAATTCTCTTCTTCAATGTGCGATCTTAAGAGACCAACATAAATGTCTCTCTCCCAAGAAACCATGTTTTCAATTTCTGTCAAAGAATATTTATGGAACTGCATTAAAGCGAAGTTGATTCTGTAATATGCCTCAAGATCAATATGAGACATTATTAGACGAAAAAACTCGATAAACCCTCCAAAACGACTGTGTTCTCTTTTTTAGTATTGGGATTCATGACTTTGATTTCATGACGAAGTTTAGGCATAGTTTCAAAGAACCGTTCAATTTTTTTGAATTGTTCAGAAGTCAAACTTTCTACCCAATCCCTAAGTTCTTTTTTAGAACATTCGGAAGCAACCCACGCATCATCATTAGTATAAACTTGTTCAATACAAGAACAGATAATATCAAAAGATCTTTCCACTTCACTATCATCTACAGATCTGACACTAAAATTAGTATCAATAAATTGACCCATAGTTGGATACTTCATTCTAAGAATATACCCCTGACCAAGTTCTAAGTCTTGGTTATGATCTGGATGCTTTTCAACTTGAATTTTATCGATTGGTATGGATACATTAATTTTAGTTTCTCCATCATCGCCACAAGTGACAACAATATCTATAGACTCACCTACTGACTTGCCACGAATATTTAAGAACAAATATTCAATATCAAAACTAGGTAGATCTTCAATCTTAACTCTACCGATAACGCATTCTTTTAAAACTTGTTTAACAGCTATGCTAATTTGATTAGTGTCCTCACTTTCAAGGGCTAAGATAAGAATTTTTTCTTCTCTTACCAGAAATGGTCTATATTTAATTTTTTTGCCACTTGAAGGCAATACCAATTCGTATTGGGATGTCGTAATCTTTGGTAAAGGCATGACTATTATTTCAGTTCATAAAGGTATTTATTAGGCTATTGTTGATGTTGTAGTTTCAATCTGACCATCTCTCAACCATTGTTGAGTTAGTGTATTTGGTCCACTCTGAAACTCTCCAACCAACAATGAGTTATCTTGGTTATTAATACTTCTTCTACCCGATTGTATGATTACTTTTCTGTCATATCTCATATTGATGGTTACTTTAAGTAATTGTGCAGCATCATATGAAAGTGGAACACTTTCGATATTTGTTGGAAAAGCATTTACGAATGCATAGACGATATTATCACGATAATCTCGTTCAAATTTTGTGATAGAAACCATCCTCCTATAACTGTCTGGATATCTAAATCTATACATTACGCCACTTTGATCTATCAAAGATTCATATCCACCAGGACTTCCAGATGTAAGAATATTGGGAGCATAGATTGGATTAATATAGTTAACCCATTCTTCAAATAATCTAAGTGTCTGGTAATCTGAAGAAACGTAAAATGTAAATGCAACCTCCATATCTCTTCTGGGACCAGAAAAAGACTCATACATTCCTTGACGATCTCCAAAGGTTTCAAAGGGAGCTAAGCTTGTTCCAGGGATAAATGTTTCGGAACATAAAAAATCAAATCTTCCTGGATCATCTTTCCCGAATACACCAGAACTAGTCAACCAAGCATTTAAGTTGGAATCGTTACTAATTCCAAGGTTTTTAGCTAGATGAAGTGATACTTTGAAGTTATTAGTGGTTGCAGGTGATTGTAATTGTGCAGCAAACGTACCATCATTTGTTCTCGATTTTCCTGCTTCACCAAGAAATGATTTGAGTTGCTGTAAAATTCCCATCTAAATAAATTTATGGTTTTATATACTATGTATATGTCTTATAAGGGAAAATATAAACCAGAACATCCCAAAAAATACAAAGGCGATCCAACTAATATTATTTACAGGTCTCTTTGGGAACGAAAGTTTATGAGATATTGTGATTTAAATGAAAGTGTTTATCAATGGCAATCTGAAGAAATTATTATCCCATACAAGTCCCCTATGGATAATCGTATCCATAGGTATTTTCCAGACTTCTTCATAAAATATACTGATAGGAATGGAAAAAGAAGATCTGTTGTGATAGAGGTAAAACCAAAACGACAACTAAAGATGCCTGAAAAAAATCCCAAAAGAAGGACAAAATCTTGGGCTTATGATGTCAATAATTGGATAATTAATCAAGCAAAATGGAAAGCTGCAGAAGAATATTGTGCAGATAGACAATATGAATTCAGAATCATGACCGAAGACGATTTAGGAGTATGATTGCACAAAGTATCGTAGAACAAGCAGGAAAGAAAAGACGCAGTGGAGACTGGTATGTTAATGCGTTGGAACAAGCCTTAACATCAGTACAAGATCCAGATATAAGCGAGAGTGATACTGGTGGAGTTGCTGTAGGTGATCTCGTGTTCTTTCAATATGGTGCAAAATATCCAGAAAAATATGAGTTTTGGGACTTACAACCACTCTCATATGTTATAGAATTTCGTCCTGATGGATTTTTAGGAGCAAATTTACACTATATAAATCCAGATTATAGAGATGCAGTTGCAAAAAGCTTGATAAATAGTAAAGGCGGTGTAACTGTACCCAAAAACTCCATACATAGATATTTGTTTTCTGGTATAGGTAGTTTACATAAAGTTCCAAAGAGTGAAAATTGGGGTGATATCGCACTTCTACCCACAGAAAAGTTTATTGATAGACGTGGTATGAAGTACCCTAAACACAGAGCATACTCTTGGAGTAACTAATGGCAGAACAAGTACTTCCAATTGATCC